CAGCTGGTCGCAGTGTACGCAATCAGGCATACGCTGTTGTTAACCAGGCCAAATGGAAAGCCGCCGCCAGTTGGTGTGCTGACCGTAATATCAACTTCAGAATATTAACAGAACATGATATGTTTGCCGGTGCCAACAAGAAACGATAACTATTATTATGACACAGAAACTTGAAGAATTATTTGACTTGCCCCCAAGTCGCAGCAAGGAAGAAACAGAAGCAATGGAAACAGCGTTGGTTATGGAACGCAGTTTATTGCCTGAGATCATTGAAGATAAAACAGACAAAGAACTGGATCAGTTGGCAGATCAGGCTGTGGAAAGTTTTGAAAACTTGCAGAGTTTGGGTATGAATGTGGAAGCCAGATTCAGTGCGCCCATATTTGATGCTGCCAGTAAGATGCTGGGCCATGCTATCACAGCCAAACTGGGCAAAGTACAGAAGCAGTTGAAACAACAGGAGTTGGCACTGAGAGCAGAAAGCCTAGCTATGAAGAAAAACACAGCCAATGGCAACAATGGTGAAGAACCCATGGAAATAACAGCTCAGGTGTTTGACCGCAATGAACTATTAAAAAGTTTTGGCAAGAAACAATAAATATCGGATAGAGGCATTACAATGAAGAACTTCAAAACCTATTTGATGGAAAACGAAAAGAAATACGGGTTCCGTGTAAAAATGGCCGCCGAGCTAGACAAAGAGCAAATGGAATCACTGCAAAAGTGCCTGGCTCGTTGGAATTTAGAAGCTATCAGCGAACCAAAAAGACTGCCTATTGCAGAACAGCACACAGGCTTTGGTCACATTAAAAACACTGAACTTTATATCATTGATTTAGTATTAAACTATCCAGTTACTCCACAAGAAATACAGAGCTGTGTACATGAAAGCACTGCTGTACCACTGAGCCATATTATGGTTATCACACCACAGCAGGAAGTTTTGGCAGCACCAGTTGTTGCCATGGAAGACCCAATTTTAACCAGTGATTATCCTGAAAACAAAGCACCTCAACTGTTAGTTGATTTGGCCAATGCGTTAAAGATGCAGAGTACTGAATACACTTTTGCAACAAAGACTGAAAGCAAAGCCAAGACTACCAATGATATGCCTCAGGGAAATCATGGTCCGCTGAGTAAACAAAACAAAATGCCTGACCCATATCAGGGGAGAAAAAGATAATGGAAATGATTAATGTATTAGCAAAGCTGAGAGAAATCTCAGAAAAAAGCCCTGAAATGTCACATGCTATTGACAATGTCAATAGAATGACTGCTCCAGTTAGTGAAGGCATTGAGATTAAAACCTCAGGTGATGATGCAATTTTAGCACAGATCCTGAAACTGGCTGGCATGGTTGGTGGACAAAATACACCAGACATGAGTGCTGGTCCTGGTGATGTTCCAGGCATGGGAATGTCAGGACCTGGTTCTGATCCTTTTGCCAGCGACATGGGCAGTGACCCAATGGCTGACCTGGGCAAGGCAATGGGTGGTGATCCACTGGGTGGTAACCTGGGTGCTCCTCCCATGGGTGGCAAGAGTATGGAAAAGCCCATGGGATTGGGTAAACTGGGTGGCATTGGTGTACCTGCACCCAAGATGCACATGGACAAGCCTGATATGGACATGGATCTGGACATGGACAAAGGCATGGACAGTGATCCATTTGATGATCCTATTGATGACAAGCCAGGCATGGGTGCTATTGCTGCTGGTGAAGGCACAAGCAATCGTCCTTATCCCAACAGCCCACATGAAGTTACCAAAGGCATCAGTGCTGCCATTCCCAAAGGACAGGATCTAAACCGTCCCAAGATGACAGCACCTAAAGTGGCTGGTGGCGACAATCCCATGCATGTAGCAGTAACATTTGACTAAGGAACAGACATGAAGTTTACAGATTATGTAAGACAAATTGATAGATCATTAAAAGCACCTGTAACTGGTGACACTGTAAACTTTGAAATTAACAGCGTTCAATCTGTTGCTGCCACTGTGGTAGAACACACTGATACCAGTGTAACTGTGTTATTAGATGACAAAGCCTGGAAAACATTTGATCAACTTCAGTTGATCAGTGAAGGTGCTGCTCATCGTATGGCAGAGTTTACTCTGGAATTTGAACGCAATGGCGAAAAAGTACAAAAGAAGTTCATGCATCAGCCTCCCATGGAAGCTGCTGGTATAACCAAAGACTTTGTGCGTAATATTGCCAAGAGTAATGGTATCCATGAAACCATGGTTGGTGAAGGATACAAACTTAAGAAAGCTGAAGCTCGTCTGGTAGAAACAGATCAGTTACCAGAGTCAGAAGTAACTGTTATTGCTCGTAACCAGACTCTGGAACAGGCACATGTTACTTTTGAATGTGTGTTTAAAAAGACAGACAAAAACCGCAACAGACTATTCCTGGAAACTTATGATTGCAGTAATACCACTAGTGGCAATTACTGGAGCCTGCCAGTAAAGATTTGGAAATAAAATGAGAGCCAGTGAATTCATTGCAGAAACTGCTGATGGAACATTTGATCCTGTGTATCAGGCAGCTATCAAAAATGCTGTACATTTTCCTGATCAGAACATGAGCACTGGCTCAGCTTATCTAAATTATCGTTTTGGCATTGCCATGGCAGGTGCACCAGACTATCCCACAAAGGCAGCTGGTAGCATTAGTGGAGATCCTTTGATGAGTACCTATACTGATGAAGAGCTAGCTATGATTAATGCTGCCGCTGCAATGGTGGGCAGTAAAGGCATGAAGCGTCTCAGTAACAATCGCAGTACAGAAATAGCCAATACCAATGTTAAGAGTCCTGTAGTGCAAAACTCAGGCAAGACAATTAAACGCAAGTCATGAAGCAGTATCGTATATCTACAGAAAACTTCACACAATCTAGCGAATCAGATTGTGCTCTGTCACCTGATGATCCAATCCATGACATGATTGCCAGCCAGTACATGGGTGGTTTAGGTGCTGCTCAGAGAATTAGCGAACGCAAAGCCAAATTGGCAGAAGAATTAGCAGCGGCCCGTGAGCCACTGCTACAATATGCCCGCAATACTGGTATTAAACCAGGTACACCAGCCTGGTATGCACTTACTGGTACCTTACCAACTAAACATCGTTAATTGATATAATCTGCCCAGCTGGGATGTTTTAGATCATAGTGCATCCGCTTGCGACGATTGGTCAGCGTCCAGTAATCAGGTTTAAATGGTTCCCTGATGGGCTTGCTATAGAAGTTCTGCTTGCGACTGTTACAGGGTATACAGCTGGTAACACAGTTTTCCCAATTGGTCTTGCCACCTTTACTCATGGGATGCACATGGTCAATGTTTAGCTCATGATAGTCAAAAGTTTCAGCACAATACTGGCACTGGAACAGGTCACGCAGGTACAAGTTACTGCGACTAAAACGCACTCCCTTCTGAAAGGCATGATAATCTTTAGTGATAGCTAGTGCAGGCACTTTAAGTGTGGTGCTGGGACTGTGAACTTCCCAATCTGCATAACATTCCAAAACTTTGATCTTGTCCATGTAATGCAGTTTAACTGCCTGTTGCCAGGGGATTACACTAAGGGGAAGCCAGCTAAGTGGCTGATAATTTGCGTTGAGAATAAGACAATCAGACATACAAGGTATTTACTTCCGTAATTATTAAAATTCCATAATAGCTTATATCGCACGTTTGTCAAGTTAAATAACTTATGGGGATAATACCCAAGGAATACTAATGGCTAAATCTTTAGAAGGCGTACTGATAAAAAAGGCGCACAAACGCATCAGCTATACAGAGCAGGAATTGTTGGAATTTAGCTTGTGTGCTGATCCAGAAACAGGTTGCGATTATTTCCTCAGAAACTTCTTCTTTATCCAGCATCCCACCAAAGGTCGAGTCAAATTTGTGCCTTTTGATTACCAGGAAGAATTGCTGGCCAACTATCATGAAAATCGTTTTAGCATCAACATGCTGGGTCGCCAGATGGGCAAGACCACGGTGGCAGCAGGTTACCTATTATGGTATGCCATGTTCATCCTAGACAGTACCATCCTAGTAGCCAGCAACAAATACACTGGTGCACAGGAAATTATGAACCGTATCAGATTTGCCTATGAGAGTGTGCCTGATCATATCCGTGCTGGTGCCACAGATTACAACAAGGGCAGCATAACATTCGACAACGGCAGCCGTATCGTGTCAGCTACCACTACTGAGACAACTGGACGTGGTATGAGTATCTCACTGCTGTACTGTGACGAGTTGGCCTTCGTTAGACCCACATGGGCCAAAGAATTCTGGACATCTATAAGCCCCACACTAAGCACTGGTGGTAAAGCTATTATTACCAGCACACCAAACAGTGACGAAGACATGTTCGCTGAGATCTGGAAGGAAGCCAATCGCAAGTTTGATGAGTTTGGTAACGAAACCAAAGTGGGCAGAAATGGCTTCAGTCCTTACTTGGCCACATGGGATCGTCATCCAGAGCGTGATGAAAAGTGGGCAGCTAGAGAACGATCCAGTGTGGGTTCCGACAGATTTGAGCGTGAAAACAACTGTAAATTTATCATCTATGATGAGACATTGATAGCACCCAGCAAATTGGTGGATTTGTCAGGTATAGACCCCATTGAGAAACAAGGACAAGTTCGCTGGTATAACAAACCAGTACGCGGCAACATCTATGTTGTGGCGCTTGACCCTAGTTTGGGTACTGGAGGAGATCCAGCAGCCATACAGATATATGATGCCACTAGGATGGAACAGATCGGTGAGTGGACACATAACCTCACACCCATACAACAGCAAGTGGGTATATTAGCCAGTATTTGCAATCATATTGCAGAGCAAACTCGTGATCCCACTAACTTGTATTGGAGTGTGGAAAATAACACCATTGGTGAAGCAGCACTGAATGCCATTGCTGATCTAGGAGAAGAAAATATTCCTGGAGACTTCCTGTCAGAGCCAGCCAAGATGGGCAGTGGGCGTCGTTATCGCAAGGGCTTTACCACCACTAACCCCAGCAAACTGGCAGCATGTGCCAAGTTTAAACTGTGGATAGAAACAGACAAACTTAAACTGAGAAGCAAATTGTTGATCAGTGAATTAAAAAGTTATGTAGCTCATGGCAACAGTTATCAGGCCAAAGTGGGAGAACACGACGATCTTGTTAGTGCATCACTGTTGGCAGTACGAATTATAGTGCATTTGCGACAATATGACGCCACTTTAAGCCAGGGATTAACCATGGACAAATCAGAGATAATTCCACCTATGCCATTTGTTGCGGTGTTCTAACTAAATATATTATCATGGTAGACATTAGCAACGCAGCAGAAGATCTGTTTTTTAAATTGAGAAATCGCTTTCCCAAGATAAACATGGGAGACGAGAATGGTAGCTCTACGGTTGATCCCTTAGCAGCTAGATTTTTTAACTTTGTTTATACAGACAAGGAAAGCAAGCGTGGCTATGGCAATGTAACTTGCAGTATCATTGATAACAGCAGTTTAAAAGTATATTTCGATACTCAAATCACAGAGAACATGTTGCCAGACGATAAAAAGTATTGGTTTGAATTTCTCAAAGAACTACGCAGATTGGCCAAGAGTCACATGCTTAACTTCGACGTCCGTGATATCACCAAAGACGTTCTCAGCAGACAGGATTTACAATACATGACTAAATTAAACCCAGAAAAAAAATCCATTAAATCAGAAAGTATAATGGAAGGCAAGGTACTGTGGAATCGTCGTGGTAAGGTGTCAGAAGGCAGCCTTAACAATGTGACAATTCATGTGGTACACTCAGAAAAGATGTTGGAAAACAGCAACAATCGTCTGCTAAAGGTGGATCGCATCTACTGTGTTAATGAGAACGGTGAAAAATTCCTGTTGCCATTTAAATCAGTTTCAGGTGCCAAAGCTATGGCTAACCACATCAGTCGCGGTGGCAATCCTTATGATCCATCAGGACAAATTATTGGCCGTGCAGTAAACGAAATGCGTAACCTCAGCAGATTTGCCACAAGCACACGCAACAAGACATTTGAAGCAGCAGAAGCAGGTGAAGTTATTGGTGCAGCACAGCAGATGAAGGAAAGTATCCGTAATCATTTGATGCGTTTGAGCAACAACAGCCGTAGTTTCTCAGAAAGTCTGGAAGCACTGACCAAATTGTTACCCGAGTCAGAACAAGACATTACAGAACTAAAGGGTTGGTTTACCACTCAAGCATACAACGAAACACTGGACAACTATCTGGGATCAGCTGCTGGTGCTTACCAGAGACTGAAAGAAAATGCATTTGAACTTGCTGAAGCTCCTGGAGCTGTGGAACAAAAGATCATGGATCCCAACTTCAAGTTAGTGCTAAAACAAGATAGTGCAATGGATCGTTTGATGGTCAGCAGAAAGTATGCAGACAAGAAAGCACTGTTAAATGCTGTACTAGGCGACATTGCCAACAGAACTATAAGTGCCAAAGACGATGATGTGGCTAACTTTGCTGCACTTATGGGCGACCTGATCAGCAGCGAAGGCGAGGCATTTGGTCAGAGAAGCAATCCTGAATATGACCGCGATAAAAAACTCAGTATCTTGCTAGCACAAAAGTACATGAAAGATCTGGCAGAAGTCATGCGTAATCCAGAGTTTGCTGCTCAGGTACGCAAGGATCCAGATGCTCGCACATTAATGAAAAGCAAAAGCAAGCGTCCAGAAGAAGAATTTGAAGAAGAAATCATGGGCATGGGTGAGACTCATGCAGACAGCAAGCCAGATATCATTATCAGCATTAAAAAGAAAGATGATGGCAGCAACGACCATGATGTGGTTGTTAAGGGCAATGATGCTGAGGGCGATCCGGAAACATCAAAGTCAGATCGCAAAATCCACGGATTGGATAATGAATCAGGCCACGCTGATCACCATAAAGAAATGCACCCAGATGCAGACGACAAGACCTGGAATGAACTGGAAGATCCAGAACCTCACCATGATCATCATGATCACATGGAAGAAGGCACTTGTAACATGAGTGAAGGTGGCGTACATTGCCCAGTACACGGTGTTGCTGAGTGCTGGTCTAGTATGGCTGAAGGCGATAAAGAACCTGGTGATGATGGCAAAGCGGCAGCATTGGATCGTGTTAGAGACAGAGCACAGTCTAGAAAAGACGAAAAGAAGCCCGAAAAGAAAACAGAAAAGAAGGCCGATGACAAGTCAGATGATAAGAAATCAGATGACAAGAAAGACGACGACAAATCAGAAGGCAGCAAGAAAAAGAAGCCTGATGAAGATGGCGCCGGTGTTCCAGATTGGGCAGATAAGAAGCCTGGCAAGGACGACAACGCTGACAAGAAAAAAGATGACAAAGTAGACGAGAGCATCAAAACAATGCTTAAATTAGCTGGTCTTTAATAAATAAAACATAACTTGGATTACCAACATGAAAAAAACAGATATTACAGACATCCGTAGACTAGCTGGCCTACAACAGTTAAATGAAAACTACATCTATGCTGCTGAGGAAGAAGAATCAACAGAAGAAACTGAAGAAGCCATTGAAGAAATCGACGGTGACGAAGAAGGCATGGCTGCTGAATCAGAAGTTCACGAATCATCAGAAGAAGATGAAGAGGACGATGAGGAAGAAGAAGATCTAGAAGAAGCCAAAAGCAAAAAAGCTAAAAAAGATTATGATGGCGACGGCAAGATCGAATCAGAGAAAGACGAAGTTTGGGGCAGCAGAATGGCAGCAGCAAAGAAAGCTGGCAACAAAGTTGACGAAGACATTGCCTGGATCAAGGACAAAGTTAACAAATTGAGCAAGTAACATGAGTAACGATTTAGATCATATTAAAAAACTAGCAGGGTTAAATGAGATGGAGTCAGATCCAGGGCAATCAATCATGATGGTTTCCAGCCTAAAGACCAGCATTGAACATCTAGAATCCATAGTCAATGGTGGCAGGGGCAACCCTATGCAGGTGATCGAACAGATGGAAAACGCACTCAACATCCTAAAGCAACATTTTTCATCAGCACCCAGATAATAATATCGACTCTGTTCAATATCTATAGTAAATTAGCAGCATGCCAAATACATGCTGCTTTTTTATTTTGACAACTACTGACGCATCGTGTATAAATAGATATGTTAAACGGGTGGTCCGTTTATCTTGGCAATATAGGCTTTATAGGCAAAAGGAAAACTACAATGGCTTCATTAGCAGAAATTCGTGCAAAATTGTTGCAGCAAGAAAATAAATCAGGTGGCAACAGCGGCGGCGGTCGTGATAACGCAATTTACCCACATTGGAATATCCCAGAAGGTTCAACTGCTCGCATCAGGTTCTTGCCTGACGGCGATGCTAAGAACGACTTCTTTTGGGTTGAGCGGGCAATGATCCGCTTGCCATTTGCAGGTGTCAAAGGACAGATGAACAGCAAGCCTGTGACAGTCCAGATTCCATGCGTGGAAATGTGGAACGAAACATGTCCAATTCTTACTGAAGTACGCACATGGTTCAAGGACAAGAGCCTGGAAGACATGGGCAAGAAGTATTGGAAGAAG